GTTTTGGTCACTTATTGAGTTGCAAGCCCTCCAAAAAGAACTCCCAAACAGCAAGTGGATGGCGCAGTACATGCAGCAGCCCACTTCGGAGACCTCCGCTATCGTCAAACGGGACTGGTGGCAAGAATGGGATCGGGATGACCCACCGTTCTGTGACTTTACCTTGATGTCATGGGATACGGCCTTCGAGAAGTCCAACCGTGCTGACTATTCAGCCTGTACGACGTGGGGTGTGTTCTACCAAGAGAACCCCGATACGGGCAAAACAGATACAAACATCATCCTCCTAAATGCCTTCCGAGACCGGATGGAGTTTCCAGAACTCAAACGAGTGGCTATCGAGCACTACAAAGAGTGGCAACCCGACTCCGTGATAATCGAGAAAAGAGCATCGGGGGCACCCTTGATATACGAGTTGCGAGCGATGGGCATACCAGTCCAAGAGTTCACTCCAGTCAAAGGTAACGATAAGATTTCGAGATTGAATGCGGTGTCTGACTTATTCGCCTCTGGGCGGGTATGGGCACCCAACACCCATTGGGCAGAAGAGGTCATTGATGAGGTTGCCAGTTTCCCCTCCGGCGAGCATGATGACTATGTTGACTCGGTATCTCTTGCGTTAATGAGATTCCGTAAAGGCGGCTATATCCGTACCTCACTCGATGAGGAAGATGAGCCGATAATGTTCAGACGCAAGTTTGAGGGGTATTACTAAAAGGACACATCATGGCAATAGATAAAGCACTAGCACAAGCCCCGATGGGGTTAACCGATCTGTTAGAAGGCCAAGAGCCTGATATTGAGATTGAGATTGAAGACCCAGAGGAAGTAAAAATTCGTGCTGGTGGTCTTGAAATTGAGATCGAACCGGCTGAAAAAGAGGACGATGACTTCGGTGCCAACCTTGCGGAAGAAATGGACGACAAGGTCTTGGCGGAACTCGCGGGTAATCTGCTAGGCGACTTTGATGAGGACATATCGTCACGTAAAGACTGGATGCAGACTTATACCGACGGTCTTGAGTTGCTAGGTATGAAGATCGAAGATCGTACCGAGCCTTGGCCCGGAGCATGCGGTGTGTATCACCCGCTACTGTCTGAAGCACTGGTAAAGTTCCAAGCCGAGACCATGATGGAGACATTCCCAGCCAGTGGGCCGGTGCGCACGCAGATTATTGGTAAAGAGACTGCCGAGAAGCGCGAAGCCGCTATTCGTGTCAAAGATGACATGAACTACGAGTTGACCGAGGTAATGGTCGAGTATCGCCCTGAGCATGAGCGCATGCTGTGGGGTTTGGGTCTGGCTGGTAATGCCTTCAAGAAGGTGTACTTCGATCCGTCATTGAATCGCCAGACGGCAGTGTTCGTTCCCGCAGAAGATATTGTGGTGCCCTACGGCGCGTCAAACATCGAGACTGCCGAGCGTGTAACTCACGTTATGCGCAAGACCCCTAACGAGTTGCGCAAACTTCAAGTAGCGGGCTTCTACCTTGACGTTGAGTTGGGTGAGCCACAAGATACCTTCGACGAGGTTGAGAAGAAGATTGCCGAGAAGATGGGCTTCCGTGCTTCTCAGGATGACCGCTACAAACTGTTGGAGATGCACGTTGACATCGACCTCGAAGGTTACGAGGACAAAGATGAGGATGGTGAATCAACAGGCATCGCTCTACCTTATGTGGTGACTATCGAAAAGTCTACGCAGACTATTCTTGCAATCCGCCGCAACTGGAACCCCGACGATGAGACTAAACAGAAGCGGAACCACTTCATCCACTACCCATATATTCCGGGTTTTGGCTTCTATGCCTTTGGCCTTATTCATCTTATCGGCGCTTTTGCTAAGTCTGGTACTAGCATTATTCGTCAGTTGGTGGATGCTGGTACTCTCTCCAACCTACCGGGTGGCTTCAAGACGAAGGGTCTACGGGTCAAGGGGGATGACACGCCGATTGCCCCCGCAGAGTTCCGCGACGTTGACGTAACCAGCGGTACGATCAAGGACAACATCATGACGCTCCCCTACAAGGAGCCGTCCCAAGTCCTGTACTCGTTGCTCGGTACCATCGTTGAAGAAGGACGCCGCTTTGCAGCAGCCGCTGATCTCAAGGTCAGTGACATGTCTGCTCAGGCTCCAGTAGGTACAACGCTGGCGATTCTTGAGCGCACGCTAAAAGTGATGTCTGCTGTTCAGGCTCGCATTCACTATGCGATGAAGCAAGAGTTCCGCTTGCTCAAGAACATCATCCGTGACTACACCCCCGAGGACTACGACTACGAGCCGTACGATGCGACGCCGCATGCCAAGCGTAGCGACTACGACATGGTGGAGGTCATTCCGGTATCGGACCCCAACGCCGCGACTATGTCGCAGAAGGTGGTTCAGTACCAAGCCGTGATGCAACTGGCGCAGACTGCGCCTCAACTGTATGACTTGCCCTACCTGCATCGTCAGATGCTGGAGGTGCTGGGCATTAAGAACGCTGCGAAACTGGTGCCGATGGAGGATGACTTCAAGCCGCGTGATCCTGTCTCTGAAAACATGGACATGATTAACGGCAAGCCTGTCAAAGCCTTCATCTACCAAGACCATGAGGCACACATCACCGTGCACATGGCTGCGGCGCAAGACCCCAAGATTGCGCAGTTGATCGGTCAAAGCCCGAACGCTCGCACTATCCAAGCAGCATTGGCTGCACACATCCAAGAACACCTTGCCTTCGAGTATCGCAAACAGATCGAAGAGGCTGCTGGTGTGCCTTACCCCGCTCCGGACTCCGAGATGTCGGAAGACACCGAAGTGCAAATCTCTCGTCTGGCTGCTGCCGCTGCCCAGCAAGTTCTCCAAAAGAACAAAGCCTCGGTTGCGCAGGAACAGGCGATGCAAGCCGCACAAGACCCTATTGTGCAAATGCAGCAAGCCGAACTTCAGATCAAGCAACAAGAAGCCGAGATCAAGAAGCAAAAACTTGTCATCGACGCCGCCGCCAAAAAGGATCAACTGGCTGTCGAACGAGAGCGTATTGCTGCACAGAAAGAAATCGCAGGTGCCCAGATTGGCGCAAAGGTTGGTATCGACAAAGCCAAACAACAAGCCGAGGGTATGCGCATAGGTATGGAACTCGCCCGCGAGGCGAAACAAGATTTGCAACCACCGAAGAAGGAGAATGAATGAGTGATGACCTTCTAACGTATCTCTCAAAAAAGATACGTGATGAGCAAAAACTCATCGAAGAAGATTTGGTAATAGGTAAAGCCAAGGACTACGGCGCGTATCAACATGCGTGCGGTGTGTACCGTGGCCTGCTAATTGCCAACAATATGCTGCTTGAAACCAAAGAAAGGATGGAGAACTCAGATGACTGAAATTTTAATTGGGCAGGACGCAACTGACCCAAACAACACAACCGTGCTGCCCCAAACGGCAGAAGAGAAGGCCAAGCAACTGCCGCAACCTTCCGGCTATCGCATTCTCTGCGCAATTCCAGAGATTGAGAACACGTATGAAAGTGGGATTGTCAAAGCCGACATCACGCTACAGCACGAAGAACTTCTGACTACGGTGTTATTCGTAGTGAAGTTGGGTCCAGATTGCTTTAAGGACGAAAAGCGTTTTCCAAGTGGCCCTTGGTGCAAGGAGGGGGACTTTATTTTGGTCCGTCCCCATGCAGGCACAAGGCTAAAAATTCACGGACAAGAGTTCCGCATCATCAACGACGACAGTGTTGAGGGGGTTGTTCAAGACCCTCGCGGCATTTCGCGCAAATAAGGAGTGACACATGCCTCTACCTAAACCCCCAGAAGCAAAGGACGATTTCGAGTTTGAAATCGAAGGTCAAGAACAGGCCAAACCACCTGTCGAAACTAAGGGTAAACCCGCACAACAGGAACCCGAAGTCGAGATTGTTGACGATACGCCTGAAGAGGATCGTGACCCAGTAACGGGTCGCGTCCGTGAGCCACTCCCGAAAGAAATCGTTGATGAACTAGAGCAAGACGAACTTGAGGACTACTCGGAAAAGGTAAAGATTCGTCTCAAGCAGATGAAGAAAGTCTGGCATGACGAGCGTCGTGCTAAAGAGGCGGCTCTACGCGAGCAGCAAGAAGCAATAACTCTTGCCCAGCGTATTGTCGAAGAGAATAAACGCCTCAAGACTCAACTCACTGCTGGCGAACAGTCCTATATCGACACGGTTAAAAACGCTGTCGAACTTGAGTTGGAAATGGCGAAGCGAGCCTATAAAGAGGCTTACGACTCCGGGGATGCTGACCAGATCATGGCAGCGCAGGAAAAATTTAATACTGCGTCTTTCAAGATGCAGCAAGTAAATAATTACCGACCCCCTTTACAAACTCAAGAAATTGAGGTAAATACTGTACCTGAGAAGGTGCAAGTTCCGACTCCAGATTCCAAGACCCTTGCGTGGCAAGAGCGCAATCCTTGGTGGGGGACGGACCCAGAGATGACTGCTTTGGCCCTTGGCTTCCATCAAAAACTGGAACGCGAAGAAGGTAAACAGTATGTCGGCACCGATGAATACTGGCAGCGTATTGACAGTACAATGCGCCGTCGATTCCCTGAGTACTTCGGTATCTCAGAGAGTGAAGCACAAACGACTAACGGGGGCGGCAAGCCCGTTACGCGCACAGAAAGTAAGCCTGCCACAGTGGTTGCTCCGGCATCCCGAAGCACGTCTTCCAAGCGGATTGTGCTGAAACAATCGCAAATAAACCTTGCGAAAAAATTGGGATTAACCCCCGAGCAGTATGCCCGGGAATATGCAAAAACTTTGGAGAACTAAAATGGCTGAAAACAGACTTGCACGCGAATTAGACACCCGTAGTACGGCGGAGCGCCCAAAGCAGTGGATGCGCCCCGAAACCCTGCCGCAACCAGATAAGCAGCCGGGTTATGCGTACCGATGGGTGAGGGTTTCTATGCTCGATAAGGCTGATGCCCGCAACATCTCGTCAAAACTACGAGAAGGTTGGGAGCCTGTCCGAATTGAGGAGCAACCCAAATTTTCACTGCTAGTCGATCCCAATAGTCGTTTTAAAGACAATATTGAGGTCGCCGGGTTGTTGCTTTGCAAGATGCCTGCTGAATTTGTTGACCAGCGCAGTAACTACTACGCTAAGATCACCAAAGACAACATGGACGCTGTAGACAACAACTTTATGAGAGAGAATGACCCGAGGATGCCTCTTTTCGCTGAAAAGAAGTCCAAAACGTCATTCGGTTCTGGCAAATAACTTTTTGTGAGGTAACAAAATGGCTTATCCTACCGTCTCGAAGCCCTACGGGCTTCTACCGATCAATTTGATCGGCGGTCAGGTGTTCGCTGGTGCTACTCGTCAGATTCCCATCGCTTCCTCCTACAACACGAACATCTTCTACGGTGATCCTGTTAAGTTGGTAAGCAGTGGTACTCTGGAGCGTGACACCCCCGACGCCGCAATGACCCCTGTTGGTGTGTTCCTTGGCTGCTCTTATACCGATCCTACGTTCGGTAAAGTGTTCCGTCAGTACTACCCTGCTAACACTGTCGCAAATGACATCGTGGCTTTTGTCCAAGATGATCCTGATGCGCTGTTCAAAGCAGCGGTTGTGTCTGGCACCACTGTAATTGCTGCTGTGGCCCGCACTTTCGTTGGCAATAACGTTGAAATGGTTGACAACACTGGCAGCACCACCACTGGTGATTCTGCTGCTGGCGTCTCCGCTCCTGCGACTACTGCCACTCTGCCGCTCCGCATCGTTGATGTGGTTCCTGATACTGCGATTGTGACGACTGCTACTGCTACTACTACCAACAGTAGCACCGCAGTAACTCTGTCTGCTACTAACGCTGACATCCTGAAATATATGGAAATTTCTGGTACTGGCATTGCTGCTGGCACTACGGTTTCCGCCATTTCGGGCACTTCGTTGACCCTGTCTGCCAACGCTACCGCTTCTGGTACTGTGACGCTGACTTTTGTGGGTTATCCTGAAGTGATTTGCAAGTGGAACGCTCCTAGCGTCACTGGTCAAACTGTTGCGGGTGGACATCAGTATCTCAACCCGAACGGCGTATAAGGAGTGACAAATGGCTATTTCACGCGCACAACTACTTAAAGAACTCCTCCCCGGCTTGAACGCCCTATTTGGCATGGAATATGCCACCTATGGCGAAGAGCACAAGGAGATTTACGAAACCGAGACCTCCGAACGTTCGTTTGAAGAGGAAACCAAACTGTCTGGCTTCTCCGCCGCTCCGGTGAAGAACGAAGGCAGTGCGATTGCCTACGATAACGCGCAGGAAGTCTTCACGGCTCGCTACACCCACGAAACCATTGCTCTTGGCTTCAGCCTGACTGAAGAGGCGATTGAGGACAACCTCTACGACTCTCTGTCTAGCCGATACACCAAGGCTCTGGCTCGTGCGATGGCGTACACCAAGCAGACCAAGGCTGCTGCCAACCTGAACAACGGCTTCAACTCTGCCTATCCGGGCGGTGATGGTCAGCCTCTGTTCTCGACGGCTCACCCGCTGGTTTCTGGTGGCACCAACAGCAACACGCCTACCACCCCTGCCGACCTGAACGAGACTTCTCTTGAAGCCGCCGTTATTCAGATCGCTGCATGGACGGATGAACGTGGTCTGTTGATCGCTGCGAAGCCTCGCAAACTGATCGTTCCTCCTTCGCTGCAATTCGTTGCTACCCGTATTCTGGAGACTGAACTCCGTACGTCTACGGCTGACAACGACATCAACGCGTTGAAGAACAACGGTTCGATCCCCGAAGGTTATACCGTCAACCACTATTTGACGGATAACGACGCTTGGTTCCTGACCACCGATGTGCCTAACGGTATGAAGCATTTCATTCGTACCCCAATGGCTAATTCGATGGACGGCGACTTCGATACTGGTAACGTCCGTTACAAGGCTCGTGAGCGTTATTCATTCGGTTGGTCTGATCCATTGGGCATGTTCGGCTCGCCGGGTGCCTAAGTAAGAAAGGGAGGGGGGTAAAACCTCTTCCCTTTTTTGCTGGATGCAGTACACTTGAAATGTCTAGGATTTTTTACCTGTATCGACTGACCTAGCAGACTTTGTAGAGACGATACGGGGATGTGCTACAACACGAAAGGATTGTCATGGCACGTACTACTTTTTCGGGTCCAGTCAACTCGCAGAACGGTTTTGAATCTGGTACCTCTTCCGACCCAATCACCGTATCTACGGCTTCCAACGTTTCTTCTTCCTACGTTACTGCGTCGAACACCACTGGTGACGTTCGCCTTAACTACTCCCGTCTGACCTTTACCTCCACTGGTTCTGGTGAGACTATCCGTGCTCTTACCCGTGTAACTGGCGCTAATGCTGCTACTGGGGGAACCGTAAACGGTGCTCATATTTCTCTGTCAGTTAACTCTGGCGGTTCAATCTCTGGCGCTGCTAATGGCCTGCGTGTCACCCTTGGTGGGGCTGCTGGCGTCACAATGGGCGGTACTGTTGCTGCTCTGCAAGTAGATTCGGACATCACTAACACCACAACGCTACCCGGAAACGCTTCGTTCATCCGTGTAACAAACAGTGGCGCGGGTACGATTACGAACCTGTTTAACTTGCCGGACGCAATGGTTCAAGCGATTGGTGCTACATCGACTACGCCGACCCAAAAAATCCGTTTTGTTGATTCTGCTGGCACTGCGTATTTTCTTTACGCAATTGAAGCCTAATGGAAATAACAAAAGAGTTTCTTCTAGCGGAGATTGAGAAAATGCAAGCGCAGCGGAACCATGCTCATGATGTAGCAGTGGCTTCTCAAGCAGCGATTGATACTATGCAGGCGCTTCTTGCACGACTCGATCTCCCTGAAGAAGGATTGAAATTCTTGGACGCGGGTCTACCCGACCCTGTCCCACGGGAGAGCGTAAATGGCAACAATGCAATATGACGTACTAGCGTCGCAACCCCTGACATCGACAGGTAACTTCCTAGACCAAAACGGGTTCGCCATCGGGCGTGCCCGTATCAAAACAATCTATGCGGTCAACGGTACAAATGCAGGTTCTGTAGTTATCCGCAACGGTTCAACGGGCAAAATCTTGATGACCGTTAACACGGCGGCAAGCGGCACTGCTGGGTACACCATCATCCCTCTGCCCGGTGAAGGCATCCTTGCAGATAACGCTCTGCACGGTACTGTGACCGACACCACCTCGATTACTCTGATTTATGGGTAATCGACATGGCTACCAAACCCGTATCTAAGAAGACAATGGCATGCAATAAACCGCGTGCCACTCCGTCTCACCCTAAAAAATCGCACATCGTTAAGGCGTGCGAAGGGGGCAAGGAAAAGATCATTCGCTTTGGGCAACAAGGCAAAAAGGTCGGCACCGTGTCAGGTACGGCGGGTAAACCAAAGGCGGGGGAGTCTGCACGCATGAAAGCCAAGCGGGCTAGTTTCAAAGCCCGTCACGGTAAAAACATTGCAAAGGGTAAAACGTCAGCAGCCTATTGGGCTGATCGCGTTAAGTGGAGTAAAGGTGGAGAAGTTTGATGGAGATGATGATATGGAACATCATACTTACCTCGATTGTTGGCATCATGGCCTTTCTACTCAAAGGTAAGTTTGATGAATTGGACCGCCTCGGTATCTTGCTCAACAAGACCCGAGAGGAAGTTGCTCGTGACCATAT